TACGTTGATGCGGTATTCGGGCCAACAAGATTAACTTGACCGCCTAAAGCCGCTTGAAAAACTAACTGGCCCATAATTTATTCCTTAAGGAGCAATAATAAGTTGTGAAGCGGTCAACGCTCCGGTGCTAGGGTTGTATTTCAACTTTGTCGATGAAACATAAGTTGTCGTTAAATTGCCTGTCGTTTGGTCAGCAAACATTAAATAACGTGTGCCGTTTGTTGTTGTGTCATCCGTAACAGTTGCGTAAGCCGTTGGAGTAACCCAACTAGGAGCCGTAGCGCCACCGTTTACAGTCAACACTTGACCAGCAGTTCCAATGCCAAGCTTGGTTAAAGTCGTTGCACCTGAAGCGTATAGAACATCGCCAACGGCATAACTTGCAATGTTTGTGCCGCCATTAGCAACTGCAACAGTTCCGCTAATGATTGAAGCAGGAACATTTAACGGAGTTGTCTGCTTAACGTAGATTTGACCTGCTGACGAATCAACATAAGTAACAACGCCAACCTGAACGGTAATCCCTGTAGGTGGGATTGTATTCATCAACTGACCAGCAGAGTATGGGCTTAGATACAACACTTGCCCAACCGTATAAGAACTTGTGTTTACAGAATCAATTGTGCCTTGCGCAGTAACATAACCAACCGCACCGTTTGCAATAGCTCCGGCAGCTAAACCAATAACCGCAGCAGTAGCAGCAACGTCAGCTTTAGCAAGCGCAACATTAGGATATGTTTGACCGCTTGAAGTGCTAGTAATGTAAACAGGCGCACCGTCAGCAATAGTTGAACCGGTGTTGTTAATTACTCTAACTATTAAATCTTGCCCAACATGCACAGCGTTAGTGCTTACGTCGTTGTAGTAAGCCAGAACTTTATAAGTGCTGTCGTACCAAACTCGTCCTTCTGTATATGTTGGCGCAGTAACCGGAGTATAAGAATCGTAAGAAGTAATAGACCCAGTTGCGTAGGTAGCCGAAGTAAACGTTCCCGCTGCCGCCGTTGTCTGACCAATACTTACAGCGTTCAACGCAGAAACAGTTGAACCTAAAGCCTGGGAAGTTACGCCAAACGTAATAGAACTGTTTGTTAAAGCCGCATTAGGTATGCCGCTAAAGTTTGTTCCTGTTAGCGTTGGAGTTGCTGTATAAGCTGGCGCACCACCGGCAGACGTTTGCAAAACACCTGTGCCAGAAGCCAAGAATGTAGTTGCACCCGCACCTGATTGGTAAGGAATCGAATTAGTAGCCCCACCAGCAAGATTAGTAGCCGTTCCAACTGACAAGCTTGAAGCAGTTGTCCAAGTAGGAACCGAACTACCAGCAGACGTTAAAATTTGACCCGCAGTACCTGCAGCACTAAATGCGTAAGCAGTACCAGTACCATAGGCAATAGCACCAGCAGTAGGAGTCGCCGATCCATTTGTACCGCCCTGTGAGATGCCAACAATTCCAGAAGCTATCTGACTAGCAGCAATCGCAATAGCAACGCTAGACGCGCTTGTAAGCTGTCCTTGAGCGTTTACTGTAAAAGCACCAACCTGAGTAGAAGAACCGTAACTAGCAGCCGTTACAGCCGTATTAGTAATGCTAAATTGGTTTGCTGATAGCGTTAAACCTGTGCCAGCCGTATAAATCGCAGTATTCGCAATCTGTACCCAATTAATCGGCGTTACATCAATAGTGCCTGTGCCATGATTTGTAGTGCCCCAAGCTGTACCAGCATTAGTAGAACCGCTAGTGACAAAAAGGTAAATGTTCTGTAGTTCTGCGTAGGTATCGGTATCAGTAGAACGACTCCAAGTACCAACAGCAGCCACATAAACGCCGTTAAATTGCGCCGACGTTTGATCTTTAACCAAAACCCGCTGACCTGCCGTAACTGTTACGCCATCAATAGTCAACAAGCCAGATAAAGACGCTAAATTCGTTGTTGTAGCTACCGCAGCGGGTTGCAATAGCTGCAATCCTTGTGCCGCAGCGTCAACATAAGCCTTGTTTACTAAATCATTGTTGCTTGTAGGCGAAGTGCTAATCGTGCCTGTAGTCAAATCAAGATTAGTAATAGTTGCGGTAGTTACAGGCGTAGTTTGACCGATTGATCCGCCGTCAAATGTTGAATCAGTAATAGCAATATTGTCAAACGAACCGCCGGACGAAGCAGAAAAAGGAACGCCAGCAGGGCCAATCAGCGTAACTAATTGATGATCTTCAGTAAAAATGCCTTGAACCGGCACGATATTAATCGTTGACGTTTCTGCGACTTCGTTTGTGTCATTTGTAGTTGTCATGCCGCCTCACTATTAAAAATCAGGGCCGAAGCCCCGATTCTTATGACTGATCTGCCATTGGTGTTACGTAAATGCTGCCTGTATTTGCGCCGCTAGAAATAGCCGTAACTGAAAAGCTGTTAGGAGGCACAGCTACAACCATTGGATAAGGCATAGCAACGCCTAAAACAATGCTTGTCGAAGTGTTACCAGCCGTAGGCAATACTGCCGCCCCTGCCGATGTAGGAGCAATCGTCACAGCTACGGGAAAGCTGTTTGTATTCAGCAAACCTGCGTAATTGATCTGATCTCTGCCTATCGGCGTACAAGTTAAAGCCGTAGAAGAAGCAGAAGTTACGGCAATGCACGTAGTCGGGCCATTTACTCTAAAAACCGTAGTATTAGCCATAATTTACCCCTTAAACAGCCGTTGCCGGTGCTGGGCCTTCAAGACGAACAACTTGAATGTTGTAAACGCCAGCCGCAGGAGTTGCAGCAGCAGCACCAACATTACCAAATTGAACTGACAATACATTTGCCGCCAAGCATTCAGCTTGAGCAACAACAATATTGTTTGTTTGTGCGCCGTTGTATCCAATAATTTGCACTAGGTCAGTTGTTTGCAAGCCAGGCAAAGAAAACGTTTGCAATGCAGTAACAGCATTAGTTACGGATGCGGGGGTTATAGAAGGAGCAATGTAGAAAGTTTCGTGCGAATTACCGCGAGTAATCGTCGTGCTGGACATGATCTTATCCTTTCAAAAATTTTCACTAATTATAGGCTTTCATGCGAAAAAAGCCACCCCTGTAAGGATGGCCTTTTCCGTTTTTTAGCCAATTAATAATTAGGCGTAAGTGCTGAAGTCGTAACCATAAACATAAACGTCCATAGTAGCGGCAGCACCTTGTGCTGTGCCAACATTGACGTACAGGTTATCACCGGTTTGAATAGCAGTAGATGCAACTGTGCGCTGGCTTACAACTGTCGAAGAAGTCAGAGCTGACAACGCTGCGTTAGCAACAATTGCAGTACCACCACCCGACGGAGCTGTAAACAAACCAGCAGCAGCAGTAGTCAAGCTGATCGAAGCATTCGTGAAAACCACGTTTGAAACTGACCAGTTTGAAGCATTTGCAATCTTCAGATTAGCTGTGTCACCTGTTGCATTTACGTTTACACCGGTAAAGACCGCCAACAAACGGATTGACTGATTCGACAATACGTTCTGAGGGTGGATCGTTTGGGTACTTGCTGGGCCTGGATTCGCCATAATATATATCTCCTAAATTAAGCTGCAACGCGGCAAGCGAGTTCTTGATAAAGCGGTGCCCAGCCGTACAGTACATCCAAGCGAGTCGGGATCGAATCGTTGTTGATAGTGTATTGACGGACAACGCGCATTGACAGACCGATTTCCTTGTCGCTTGCACGACCAGCAAAGTGAACGCCTTCTGGCAATTCCAAATCAGCTACTGCAAGCGTAAACGCATTGCGGTGCATGATAATGTTTTGCGGGGAAACGATGCCTGTGCTGTTGAACTGAGTAATTGCAGCAGTTGACGAAGTTGTTGGAATCGAAACGTTCTGGAACTGACCAGCAGTAATAATAGCTGGGGAAACCACAACCGAAACCGACGAACCAGAAGCAACCGACACAGCCGACTTAACTACGAATGAACGCAGCTTATTCGAACCGTATGCTTGGCGGTTCTGTGGGTTGACTGCATACACACCAGCGATTGTGAATGTATCGCCAGCATTCAGGTTCAAAGTACCGGTATTGGCAGCAGTCAGCGTGATTGTTGACGAAGAAGCCCAACCAGTAGTCAAGAAGCCAGTTGCAGTAGTTGTGTTAACCGAACCGGTTACAGTAGTTGTGGTGTTTGAACCAAACTGTTGTGACACAACGTTCTGATCTAGTTTCCAGTTCATACCGCCAGAATCACGACCCATCAGACCTTTACGGTACTGAGCGGAAATCGCCTCTTGTGGCACAAACAGACCTTTCAAGCTGTCAACAATAGTTGCAGATGTGAACGGCTCAACGATACATGAACGACGACCATCGCGAGGAGCGCCTTCAGAATCAAGGTAAGCTTGACCTGTCAGATATGTAATCAGACCGGTTGGAGGTGTGCCAGCAGTACCGACAATATTAGCTGTCTGAGCTGTAGCCATAACCAGACCATCACGGTCAATCTTGTTGGCAATAGCTGCAACAGCAGGTTTCAGAACGCGATCGCTAAACATATCCAGCGACAGAGCTAAGTCCTGAGTTGTGAACTGTGTGTCAACGTGAAACTGTGTGCCCAAAGTAACAGGTACCGAAGTCTCGTTAAAGTCCTCAACGTTCAGCGCAGGGCCAGTAGTACCGATAAAACGGCCAGGGCGACGAACGTTTACTGTGTTACCAATCTTTGCGCCAATGACGGCAAATTGGTCATCATAGTTACGGTCAACTTCCGAAGTGAAAGTTAATTCATTCTCCAAGACCATCAACGCTTCGTTGGTGATCTTGCTAATGGTTAGCAAGTTATTTGCCATTTTAGTAGCTCCTAAAAAGAAAATTAATTAGCTACCGAATCTTCCCTGACTTGCGCATTTCTTTCCATTGCTGGATGGTTCCAGTAAATTCGCCCTTTTCATTAATCGGCGTATCTATTGCACCAGAAGTGCCCTTAATCGGGTTAATCGGTGGCGGTGCTTTACTTTTTCGTACCGCAACAGATTTATCCTCAGAAGGAGAATATTTCATCTCCAGCTTGCCCAATTCTTTCAAAGCTTGGGGCAGCGGCATATCAGCGAACTTTTTAGCGAATTCCTCGTTTTCAGCCAAGTGATACAAAATCCTTGGCCCGACATCGCTTTCCAAGATTGCGTCTTTAATAACGTCGTGAATCACAACGTCACTAGAGGCGATCATCTCGTCATAGTCCGGTAGCTCTTGCTTGGCCTCATTTATGCGCTCAGTCCAAGTCGATAAGACTTTCTGTTGCGCTTCTTGAGCTTTTGCTTGAGCTTCAGCTTGCTTTTCAGCCTGAATTATCCGTTTTGCTTC